CCCATTATAAATTACATCTTCCTTTGACGAGAGCGTATCATCTCAAGAATATCTCTGGCCTTGTCGCTTGAGGTTTCAACCTTTGGTATTACTACCTCTTCCTTAGCAGAAGTTTCATGTTCCCAAGAAACGTCATCGCTATTAGGTGATACTGATGAAGCATTTTCTTGTATATCATCCGAAGTCCTTTCTTGTGCAGAAGAACCTTCGATATCTAACCCGTATGGCTTATAATATGCACCAAACTTATCAGGATCATATGGACGCCCATCTACTGAAGCCTCAAACATTTCTCTGATTACACGAAGCTCAGATTCAGTCGGCTTTTTAGGCAAGAAATCTTTAAGAACAAAAAGACCATGAGTTTCAATCGCAGCCAATTCAGCTTCAGTTAATGCGCTTTCTCTACGTGCCCAGTTACTGGTCGTATAGCTGGCATGTGTTCCTGTTGAAGTCTTCTTAATGTTAAAGTCAAGCCCTCGCTTATAGTCAATTGGCAATTCTTCAAGCTCAGGATCAATTAAAGAAGCCTTAATAATATCTTGTATTTGAGGATTAATAATAAACCTACGAATAGGGTTTTCTGGAGTTACGTCATCGCTCAATGGGTTAGACCGAACAAACCCTTGATAAATATAAGACCTCTTTTTCCAATACTTTCCGGCTATATCTTTTAATGAATCATCCTTATACCATGCCCGAACTTCAGCAAGAATAGGACAATTTTCACCATACATTTCCATGCAGGGAACCTGAACAGTGATAACCTTATTATCTGCTCTTCCTTTAACACCATTAAATGGCAGCTTGATAATTAAACGCTCTACCCAGAAAAAATCATTTGTTGGATCACCGTCTGGTAAAAATCTTATGGTCGCTGTTGAACCTTCAGACATATTCCAGAAGGGATAAATTGCATTATCTGTGGATAAACGATTAGATTGATTTTTATTTTGTTCCGCTGTCAATCTAGCGCGGATTTCGCTTAGTGATGGCATTGTTTTCTCCTTTATTTGTGCCTATGTTGTGCCTAAATGTGCCTTATGTTGTGCTGTTCGGAGAACAACTTAACACAAATTATTTTATAAACTTGTGTCATCATATTTACAATATAATTGGGTACAAAATATAACAATATTATAATTTATTTGCCCAAGTTGTTATTTTGAAATTCCTGATAATTTTATAATTTTATCTAATTCTAAAGATTCGCCTACTAGTTTTCCTATTGCACCTTTTTTGCCAACTTTTTCAGTTGGACCAAGCTGACCAACTTTTTTTTGATTAACATCTAGAGTTTCGGTAGCAGAAATTTTTACTTGGTCTCTTATTTTTTTATTGGGTTTTTTAGAAATTTCATTTATGTGTTCTTCTTCTAATCCCAACTTTTCATGAATAACACTGTCAGCCCATTCTTCTAGTTCTTCAACTACAGTGTTTGAACTTTTGCTTTTAAGTCTAGCAAGAATAGGCATAGCATTTTCAATTCTAGGATCAATCATTTCTTGTACAAATAACTCATTTATGGACTCGTCTATTTCATCTTCCATAAGTATCGGAGTCCAATTTTCAAAATAAGAATGATACCCACTGTGACTTGCTAGTTTTCTTAAATTTTTTCTTAGATTTTGATAATGTTCAATACCATTTTCAATAAGTTTTTGTGCCGCTTCATTAAATTGCTTGTTTCTAGTTGCCCTTACAAAGCTTCCAAGTTTCATATATTCTTCACAAATACTCTTGATATGATTCCATTTATCGTCATTAGGTAATCCACCTTCAGCAATATGTCTGGCGTAAACTTTTGCTAATCCTGGTCGAGTAGTAGGAACTAAAAATCTTTCGCCATCAGTGTTCTCTATGAAAATTCTGGCTACATTACGATAACGTTGCTCGCCCTCTTCTAGATTACGTGTATGTTGAAGAATGATTTTAACTGAAGGAATAGCATCATTATATGTTGTTTTTTTGTTAATAGGATAATAATTTTCTTGTATTTTAGCTTTTCTCTTAAAATACTGACGCTGCTTCATGTCATCTACTAACCTATCCTTATTAGCTAATTCAAATCCCATTTGTCTTCTTTGTGCCCAAGATTTTAAATGTTTTAATAACCCAGTCCAAGTATCATCATAATCTAGCCCCGGTGTGGGAGAACTAGGACTTTTTCTTTGGTCTTCATTATAATAAATTACAATCTTTTTTACGTCTTCAATACTAATCCATACCTTACCATAATCTTTGCCGTCTTTTTTGAAAGAAAACTCTATAACATCCGCTTCTTGGCTAACAGGAACTCTCTGGTTTTGGGCATTAAGAGGAATAGGCTGATATCCTCTAACCTTTAAAAGGTTATATAAATCTTTATTAAATGTTTCTGAATCTAATGCCATATCTATATTTATGCCATATTAGCCTAATATTGCAAAGAACGGGAAAGGCTCAACCATTTCATCATGATCTCTTATTCTTTCTTCCAAATCACCGTGATAATCAGCTAAATGTGTCATCATCCTTACAGATAAAATAGTAGCCATTACTAAATCATCAGTTTCTCCAGGTTTTGCACTATAACTATTTGTAGAATTGGCTACAAATGTTTTTAATTCTGATATTAAGGGCTTGCTATATATTTTCATTTTTTTAGATTCCATTAAGGTTTTAAATTTAGCACAGGCTTTTAATTTAAGTTTATGTGTTGTATTAAAACCTTTTCTTCCTCTCCCATTTTCACTCAAAAACGTTCCAGGAATATTAGCTTCACCATATTCATTTAATGATACAACCGCAGCTTCACCGATACCATTATTTTCAATAGAATAATAAATGTTTTCTGGTTCCTGTGTTTTTTCATTAATATATTTGCAAATTTCAGCTAACAATTTTATTTGATTAGGAATATCAGTTTTGTTATGTGTCCATTCGCCAACTTGTTCGGTGTTGCTTGCATCAAAAATTTGTATTGCTGCTGGATCACCTCCCGTGCCTAAACTAGGATCTAATGCTACAGTGTAAATGCATCCTTTACGTATATCTCTATACCATCTTACTTGTCCCATTCTACTTAAAGGTTCTATGCCTTCAAGTTGAATAAGAGTATTAGGATTAATTAGAGTCTCATCTGCGACTAAAAATTCACATAAAACTTCACGTCTAAATTTATCATCACCTAATTTAGCGCGCATTTCGCGCTCATATTCAGGACCGCGCTCAGGATGTTCATACCAATATGCCCTGAATGCTTTAAAGCCGTTAATACCAATGTCTGTAGTATTACCATACTCATCTACAGTTTTATTAGCACCCTTCCAAATTAAAGCAAATTGGTCTTCATCACTATTAGGTGTTGAGGTAATAATACATTTTCCGCCTGTTGATAAAGTAGGTGTAATAGAAGCCCAAAATTCTGTTGCTATACTTGGTCTAACGAATGCAAATTCATCAAGATATAATAATGAAATTGACATACCTCTTCCTGTGTTTTCAGTCGTGGTGGCACTAATTATCCTTGATCCGTTATCAAATTCAACTGAACCCTTGTTATAATTTTTGGCTCCCGCTCTTATATAATCAGGACAATTTTCATAAGCATATCTAATTTTTTGCATAATTTCCTGCGCACCCGCATATTTGTGCGCTGCAATAAGTATTGTGCTATCAGGAACAAACATAGCATACCACAACAAATAACCCGCAGCAGTGGTTGTTTTTCCAGTTTGTCTAGGCATTAATGATATACTATTACGATAAATATGATAAGTATGAATTAGCTTTTTCTGAAAATCCCATGGTCGATAAATCATTGCACCTTTGGTTGGATGCTGAATAAAGAAAAAATTCTCCATAAAATACATGTGACCATTTAATGGGTCACAACATTTTAAAAAATGATTAAGTTGCTCTTCATTCTGAAAAATGGTTTTAGAATATGGCGATTTTATTAATGAAGGAGTGTCACCTTTTTTAGCCATTAAACACCTTTTAATTATTTCTCCAACTTAAATTATTAAGATCGGAAAACATTTTTATAAAACAAACACTCCTTAAAAAATGTTACTTAATTTAAATTTTGAATACTCCAAAAATGATTCTAAAAATTCTAGTTTATACATAATATACTCCAAAGAGTATTTATCATCTAATATCTAAACAACGAACCCTAGTGGCTACTATACAAAAATATTTTTCTCTGACAGTTTTAATTTCATTTGTATCATTGTTTACAGGAATATTCAAATCAAACTCTAAATTGTTGAAAATATCAATATCAAAACCACAGCGAATTAATAAAGCACCAAGCTGATTAGCACCCAAAATACTATAATGATTAGGATTAAATTCATGCAATCTATCGCAATCTGGGGCAGGAACTTCAATATAAATTTTTGCTCCTTGTTTTAAAACCCGATTATACTCCATTAAACTGAATATAGGATAAGGGCTATGTTCAAGAGCATGTCGTAAAAAAATAAAATCTACTGATTCATCAATATAACCCTCAGTTTGAGGCAAAAAACTTAAATCATAAGTTTTTACTATATGGCCCTTATCTTTACAAATTTGTATATCACCTGGAGAAAGTGTTACGCCAACAACATTGGTGTAACCTCTTTGTTTCATTTCATCTAGAAAATATCCTGGTCCGCATCCTAAATCCAAAATGTGTGCATCTTTCGGAAGATTTAATGGATCAACGTAAGTTTTTACTACTTGGGTTGTAAGTTCCCTATGAAATGCAGAATCACCTTCATCATATAAGTGATTAGAGTAAAGATACTCATTATACATTTTGAGTTTAATTAAGTCGAGAGTGTTGTTAATGTCTATCATGAAAATATTTAGTCAGTAAATAATGTAATTAAAAATTATTTAAGATAACTTTGCAGTTGAAGTCTTCTCATTAAAAATAGTTTTATTATATGTGGGTTTATTATTTTTTCTTTATGCAGAAAGGCGTCTTAAGTAAATTAATAGTATTAACCTATTTTATATTAGCATTAAGATTATATTCTGCTAGAAACTCTATCTATTTATATACGAACTTCCAACCATTTTTATCATCTGGTATTACATATAAAATTCGTAATAATTCACCCACATCTTCGTAAATATTCCACTCGTTGTCATATTTAGGAAGTTTTCTGCCTATCTCTATCAACATTTCTCCAAATAATGAAGCCAAATGTTTTATAGTAATAAGGCTAGGATTATAATATTGTTTATTTTTCCACAAAAATTCTCTCAATGCATTAAGATTTATATCCTTTTCAAGATTTTTATACATATAATAAAGGTCTTTATTATATTTTAAATAGCTTTCATCTTTTGGTATTAAATCCCAATCAATAAACCCTTGTGGATCGAGTAATCCTTTATCTTTGAGGTATTCATAATAATCATCATCCTGCATACCCAAATCGAAAGTTGTTTCGAGAAAATACTCCTGTGCCTTTTCTTTTATTTTCTTTACTATAGGTTCAATTTTTTCATCAGACATGAATAAAATACAATTTTTGACTTCAGGTCGTTCATTTTTGAAAAATTCAAGAACTTCTTTACCAAACCTTTTTTTAAGTAGCCTTGGTAATGAAATAGATTTATCATTTTCATCCATAAAGTTGTTAGTTTCAAAATGTAGTTGATATTTTTCTCCTTTGTATTTGGGGTGCTTTGGTATAAGAATATATAAAAAACCTTTCTTATTATATTGATTAAAATAATTTTCACCTCGTGTTGCCGCTGTACACCATCTTGTGCCTTTACCATATTTACAAGCAGCAGCTTCGTTTTCTGGAATAACAATTAATACTTCTTCATTTTCAAATACTTTTTTAGCAATTGGTTTATCTTTTG